TATTAGATTATTTAATAGTTCTCCGACCCACAGAGCGTCTATAATGTCCAAATGGTATGGTGTTAGGGGAGAAGGTATTTCGTTGAAGGGCGGGGACGATAAGAGGTTACAAATGGTTAATTCTGCTGGTGATACAATGTATGACCTTTGGAATAAATGTACTTTGGATTTTATACTCTATGGGGCAATGAGTATAAATATTGTTTGGAAGAGAGACAGAGAACTTGGATTTGAAATGTATTCAATGGATACATCAAAATTAAGAGCAGGTAGAGCTGATATGGATGACCATGTTAAAGATTACTATTTCTCATCTGATTGGGCATTCCCAAAGAAGTTTGTTCCAAGAAAAATCGCATCATTTAATGTTGCAAACGAAGAACCTTCACAAGTTTTTTATTATACAACACATAGCCCTGGAAATGAATATTATTCTTGTCCGACATATTGGGGAGGTGCTACCGCAATTGCTACCGAGATTGAGGTTTATAATTGGTGGCATTCAAACATCATCAACGGGTTGAACCCATCACTATTTGTTTCATTGAATAGTGGTATTCCTTCACCTGATGAAAGAGAACAAATCTACCAAACCTTAACAGCAAAATATTCATCATCAAATAATCCTGGTAAGTTAATGTTAACATTCGCCAATTCAAAAGAAGAAGCACCAGAGATTACAACCATTTCTCCAAATGGTTCAGACAAGATGTGGATTGAAATGAACACAGCAGTTCAACAAGCAATCCTTACATCACATCAGATATCTTCACCTGAATTATTGGGTATCCAAACCCCATCTGCTCTTGGTACTCCAAATCACTTGGAGGCACAAGACCACTTCCAACACTTGGTTATTAAACCAATTCAAGAAGAGATTAAAAAGGTATTTGAAAAGTTATTATTATTAAGAGATAAAATACCAGCAGAAATTGAAATCAAACAATTTGAGATGGTTACAATTCCTGATTCAAAACCAATAGAAACAGTTGATGTTGAAAAAACAGAAACCGTTGATAATATAGATAAACCAACAGAATAATATGAGTGGCTTAATACCTCAAAATGTCTTACTGGTTAGTGAGACAAAAATCAAAAACTTTACAGACATTGACCAAAATGTTACCAGTGCGGTATTACTTCCATTTATATCTGTTGCTCAACAAACAAAGTTGGAATACATCATTGGTGGAAGATATTACAGACAACTTTTAGAACAAGTTTCAGGTAATACTTTAACTCAAACAAATGAAAACTTCATCAATTATTTTGCTGCTCCCCTTGTATTATGGGCGGGTTATAGCGAATGTTTGCCAAGCGTATGGGGCAGAATTAAAAATAATGGTATCGTAAATGGTGCAGAACAATCTGTAACATTAAAAGAAATGCAATGGTTTGTTGAAAAGGCTAATGATAGAAGCCAATTCTTTGAAGCCAGAATGATTGAACAAATTATTTGGAACTCAAACTTATATCCATTAGTTTTTAATTATAATACAAATGATGGTATGATGCCACATCTTGGTAAGAACTACTTTAGTGGATTACATTTAACCAATGGTAGATATTCAGGTTATGAGATTGCTGTTGGAATGAGAAGAGCTGGTATTGGTTATTATTCAGGACCAGAGTTTGCTTGTTTATACGGAGGGTGTTAATTATGAGTGAAGGAACAATTTTAATCATATCAAATGCTTTAACCGCCATTGCTGGTTGGTTTATTGGTCGTAGAAAGACAGAAGCAGATAGTGATAATGCGATATTGAATAATCTTGCTACATCAATACAGATTTATCAAACGATAATTGAATCCTTGAAAAACGAAATACACGAACTTAATATTAAGGTTCAAGACCTTGAAAAAAAGGTTGATGACTTAATGGTGGAAAACAGAAAATTAAAAACTAAAAGTATTAACCCAAATAATTAAAATACTAAACATTGCCTATCCCGACCCCATCCAAAGAAGAAAAATACGAAAACTTTTTAAGTAGATGTATTAAAGCCATCTATGATGAGTATGGACAAGAACAGGCAACAGCAATTTGTAGCTCACAATGGGCGAATAGAAATATGAAACAACAAGAAGAAATCTTTGTGTTAACCCCAAAGAAAAACGAGAACAGAGGTAGTTATTTATCAAGATGTTCTGCTCATACAAAAATGAGAGCTCAATTCCCTAACATGAAAGAAAGAATGGGAACTTGTCTAAACGCATTTAACTCATACTACAAATATTGGAGTAAGTTAGAAGAGTTTACAGAAGGAACCGCTATTGGTGATTGTATTGCAAAAGAAAAAGCCAAGGGGTTTGATTATCGTGAAGCATACCAACATTGTGCCAGTAAGGTTGTTGTTACTCCTGGTCCCATTGTATTATCAAATGAGGACAACTTAATCGTTGAACCTGTCGCAATGTCTGAAGATGTATCTGTGGACTTTGACGATACATTCAACACAGAGCGTGGAAAAGAATTAGTCCAAAAACTAATTGATAGTGGTATGATTATTCATATCATTACCAGAAGGCAACAATCAGCCTCTAAACCTGTTTATGACCTTGCAACTGAATATGGTATTCCAAGAGATAGAGTCCATTTCACCAACGGAAAACTTAAATGGGAAATGATTAAAGAATTGGGTATCAAAAAACACTTTGATAATAACCCTGACGAGATTAAAGCAATTAAGGAAAACTTACCAGAGGTAATAGCTGAAAAGTTTTTTGATTAAAGTTGATTACCAAGATACTATTTTGTATATTTAGTATTAGAATGGTCGGGGGATATCGCTGTTTTATTTTTTTATTCTGAATGTCTCTATTTATCTACACAATCCCCCACCTTCTTTTTTATATTTAATGTCCCATCATTATAAATTCCAATCTCCTAAAAAAAGATTGGTTTTTTTTTGTCTATTCGCTTGACTAATATACCTACCTATACTATATTTTAATTATAAATTAGATAGATATGGAAACAATTAAAAACTTAAATGAATGGAATGTTGATAGCATCCTTGAAGTAAAACCTAAAACCGTTAAAGATGTTGTTACGACTCTTTTGGATGACGAGTGGTTTGATAAAATGTCCACCTGTGGATTGACCTATGGTGAAATAAATGAATTAGAAAAATATAACAAATAAGAATATGGGACAGACAAAAAATTATGACGATTACCAACTTGGATTTGATAGAACCCAATTATGGAAGGAGTATGAAGCTCCTATGATTAGAAGACAAACCGCATTAAACGCAGCACAATCATTCTTTGCAAACAACGATATCAAGTATTCAGCAATTGAGTTAAAGACATTGTATGTAAGATTTCTTAATATGATTGAAAATGGTGATACTAATTTCTTTGAGGAATTGGACAAACATATTAAAAAAAAGTAGTTCTACTCCCATCTACTATTTCCCCAACTCAAAAGGTTGGGGTTTTTTATTTTAAAATAATTTTGGCAGTATCAAAATAATCAGTATCTTTGTAAGACACTTAACAACTAAAGAAAATGGAGCACATTAAATTAAACCCGATTGAAGATTACACCTATGTTGATATGACCTTATATCTTGGTGATGTAAAAATCTTGTATAACGCTTGTATTGATATTATCAACGAGCATCCTGAAATGATTGGTTATGAAAAAACCGCAAAAAAATTATTGATGATTTTGGAGCAACATAACAAATAATCAGTATCTTTGTAAACACACTTAAAAAAAATAGAAGATGACCAAACGAATCATTATCCAAGATTATCCTGCAACATTTCACTTTGATGTAAGAAAAGATTTACCTGACTTTGATGACTACTGTAAGGTAAGACAAGAAATCCTCTTACGTCAGTTCAAAAAACAGAATATTGATAGTCCTTGTCACGGATATAACGAGTATGTTATTGAAATGGTTGAACCAATATTTGATGGTGAGATTTGGATACTTGGTTCATAATTTATTTGGCAGATTAAAATATTATACATACCTTTGTAAGACACTTAAAAAACACATAGACATGACACCAACTACATTTACCCCCGACATGATTAACGCTTTAACTCAAGGTTCAAAGAATCGTAAGAGATTATCTTTCTTGGGTTCACAGATATCTACCAGTGACTTGAACGCAAGTTACAACCATATGTATATCTACTCTGTTCCTGGTCTTGGTAAGAC